AGCGCAGGGCGCTAGACGCCGCCGCGATATTCAACACGGCCGAAAAGACGCGACGTGCCACCCTAGTCCGCCGCCGTGTCGGCCCGGTCGAAACCGTAGGAGACAGCGATGGCTGACACGCTCCGGCCGGTGCCACTGACCGCCGGCGCCGCCGACGTCCACAGCGTCAGCCGCGCCACAGCGCGACAGGCACAGCCGGACACCGGCGGACGGGGTTTCGGCGCCCAGCGGCCACCACGGCGGGCGGGAGACGGCAACGTGAGAACTTCCCGCACCGTCGTTCAACGGTTCGCCGACTGGCTGCGCTACACCGTCGCCGACCGCATCGACCCCGACGGCACACCACGATCGCCCGGATGGACGTTCACCTTCGAGATCGGCGTAGGGCTGGTGTGGCACGAGGGCCACAACGGACCCGGCTGCCCGGTCTGGTACATCGGCGAGCAGGACTACCGGCGCGCGCACGACGAGGCGCAGCGTTGCACCTGCCAGGGCCTCGACCCGGCCGCTCTCGCGAGCACGACCGGTCTCGCCACCATGCTCGCCGAGGGCCGTATCGACATCGACTGCCCGGTGCATGGACTGGCCACGCGATGATCTGCGTCGTGTGCCAGCACCCCGACCGCGCCACCGAACGCGGCCAGGTCTGCGAACCGTGCCGCCTACCGCTGCCGGGCCTGCTCGACGACATCGCGCGCCGCTACGGCGAGCTCACCGCCGAACCGCCCGCGGCCGCCGGCGGCGCCGGGCCGAAGGTGTCCGGGTCGCGCGTGCCACCGGTGCCGGTCGACGTCGACGCGCTCGACCTCACCCTGCCGGCGCGCCTCGAGGCCGTCCACGACGACCACGGCGACCAGATCGGGTGGCTACCGGCCGCGAGCCGCCTCGACACGTGGGTGCGCGACTGGCGGGAGCGCCGCTGGCGCCGCTACCGCGAGAACCTGCCGGTGCCGACCGTGGCGGTGCTGTGCGCGTGGCTGCGTGACCGGCTCGACTGGGCCTGCGACGAGCATCCGGCGGTCGACGAGTTCGTGGCCGAGATGCGGGCGCTGCGGCGCGACCTGCGCACCGCGCTGCGGGACTGGCCGGCGCAGCCGCAGCGGCTGTGGACGCCGTGCAAGTGCGACGCGCTGGGCCTCGCGCGTCACCCGGGCGACGACTACCCGGTCCGGTGCGTGGTGTGCGACCGGGCGATGACCGAGGACGAGTACGCGTCGTGGACGAAGCTGGTCGCGGCGTACGAGAGCGAAGGGGCGGCGGCGTGACCCGCTAGCCCACGTATCCGCCGGTGACGGTCCAGTCCCCGCCGCTGTCGACCATCGAGCACGAGAAGCTGCCGCGCAGTACCGCGCCGAAGCCGTTCTGCGAGTCGACGTCGCCGAACACCCGCGGCGAATCGCCGCCGTAGAACTGCTCGCCGGAGAAGTGCGCCGATGCGGGCGCGACAAGCTGGTCGGTCACCCACGCCTCGCACGCCCTGATGGCCCGGCGCGCCGGAGACGACAGGTCGACCAGGGCGAAGATGCCGACCAGCACCGCGGCGACCAACGCGCAGATCACGGCCGTGACCGCCGGAACGTGGCGGCCGCCCGGTACCGGCTGCGGATCCTCGGCGCCTATCGGGTAGACATCGGTCATCGTCGCAATCTAGCGCCGCCGTGCGCCGCGCGGAATACGCCATGGTTGCGGGAGATCGACACGCGGGTTTACGCTGATGGCGCCATCAGTCTGTCCCTGAAACGCCTCGGCCCACGGTCGGGGCGTTCGCCGTGTGTGGAGGTGGCGGGCCGTGGGTGCCGACACGCTGCTCACCGGGGCCGAGGCGGCGCGCCTAGCCGGCGTGTCCCGCCAACTGGTGCGGCGGTGGGAACAGCTGGGCCACCTGCGCCGGGTGGACGGCAGGTACCGGGCCGGCGAGGTGCTATGTGCCGAAGCCAGGACACGTGCCAAGTCAGGCCGCGCCATCAGGGTCGCTTGATGCTCAGGCCCTGTCTGGGATGGCGTGGTGAGGAGTGCGTGCGCCTGGTCGCCGACGGCAACCGCTGTGCTGCGCATCAGCGTTCGTATGAGCAGGCCCGTCGGCCGTTGCCCGGTGCACGTGCGCGTGGCTATGACGCGGCGCATGACCGGCTACGTGGGGCACTCCTCCCGGCGGCGTACGGAAGGCCCTGCCCACGCTGCCACCAGCCGATGCTGCCAGGCCAGGCGCTGGGTCTCGGGGCCCCGGTGCCCGTGTCGGTGGGCCCCTCCTCTCGTGCCGACCGCATCGAGCACGCGCGCTGCAACCGTCGTGCTGGCATCGGTGATCATGGATTGATCGCATGAATGATCATGCGTCGCATTGCATAATCGATTGATCCCGCCCTATGGCCGGTATGTCCTAGGGGGGTAGGTTCGACCCGTAATGTCCGAAGCGAGCGGGACCCCCGGGGCCCAAGATCCACAACGCCGGCAGTTCCCAGCGCAGTCTTCCCCCTCCCGGTTCAACCGGGCTGCATTTTATGCATTGGTCGCGTCGGGCCGCTGCTCAAGCTGCGTAACACATCGACGCACCCCTCACCGTAGACCCTCCGCGCCGACCGCGCAACACCCGCCGCCGAGGAGGTTTCCGGTGCCGAATCCGCCGAAAATGGACCCCGCGCGGGGTCACCGCGGCCGCGGCGTCGTTTCGCTGCCCGCCGAGGGCCGCAAGGGCGACCCGCCGGCGTGGCCGCTGATGGGCAGCGCCACCGAGCCGGAGGCCAGCTACTGGGCGGCGCTGTGGGCGACGCCGCAGGCGGTCATGTGGGAGCGGATGGGTGCGGCGATCACCTACGAGGTGGCGCGGTACTGCCGTCTGGCGGTCGTGTGCGAGATCATCGGCGCCCGGCCGTCGGATCACGCGCAGGCCACGGCCCTGGCCGACCGGCTGGGCCTGACGCCGAAGGCGATGCGGCTGCTGTTGTGGCAGATCACGGCGGATGAGGTTGCGGAACGCCGCGGGGTGCAGTCGCGGAACGTGCGGGCGCGGCTCAAGGCCGTCGAGAACGGCTGAAAGTGCCCTGGCGGGGTCCTGAGGTCGAGGGAGAGTACCCGACGCTGGGGTACGCGGTCGGCGAGTGGATCGAGTCGCACGTGGTGATCCCCGACGGCTACGACCAGGGGCGCCCGTTCCTGCTCACGGACGAGATGTGGCGGTTCCTGCTGGGTTTCTACCGGCTGTATCCGCACGCGGCGCCGTGGCCGGCGCTGGATGCCCTGCGCTACACCGGCGGCCAGTTGCGCCGCGCGCAGAAATGGGGCAAGGACCCCGTAGGGGCAGCAATCGGACTCGCGGAGGCGTTGGGTCCGACGCGTTTCGACGGCTGGAACGCCCGCGGCGAGCCGGTGGGGGCGCCGTATCCGACGCCGCTGATCACGTGCCTTGGCACCAGCGAGGACCAGACGGACAACACCTGGCGGCCGATGCTAGCGATGGTGCGCCTGGGGCCGCTGGTGGACCTGCCGGGGCTCGACGCGGGTCAGACCCGCATCGAGTTGCCCGGCGGCGGCAAGATCGAGGCGGTGACGACGTCGGCGAAGGCCCGTCTGGGTGCGCCGATGACGTTCGTCATCATCACCGAAAGCCATCTGTTCACGGTGCAGGGCGGCTACCGCAAGGTGTGCGGGGCGGTCAAGCGCAACGTCGCCGGTATGGACGGTCGCTGGTTGGAACTGACCAACGGCTGGGACCCGACCGAGGGCAGTGAGGCGCAGGTCACCGCCGACGCGGGCGATGACCGGGTGCTGGTGGACACGGTCGAGTCGCACCGGGTGGACGACCTGTCCGACACCGACGCCGTGTACGCCGAACTGCTGCGCCAGTACGGCGACAGCGCCCGGGAGCGCGGCGGCTGGGTGAACCTGAAGGGCCGGATCCTGCACGAGGTGCAGTCGGCGCGCCACCTTGAGTCCGACCGGCGCCGGTTCTTCCTGAACGAGATCGTCGTCGGCGAGTCGGTGCTGGTGGACCCGATCCGGTGGGACGCCCTCGCCGTCGAGGACCGGCTGCAGCCCGGCGACGAGATCGCGCTGGGGTTCGACGGGTCGAAGTACCAGGACGCGACCGCGCTGGTGGCGGCACGCCGGTCCGACGGGCGGCTGTTCTGCCTGCGGATATGGGAGCGTCCGGCGGCGGCGCTGTCGTGGACGGTGCCGGCGGTCGAGGTCGACCGGACGCTGGCGGCGGTGTTCGAGGCGTACCGGGTGGGCTACCTGTTCGCCGACCCGTACCGGTGGCAGTCCTACCTGGATGCCTGGTCGGCGAAGTGGCCGAAGCAGATCGTGGAGTTCCCGACGAACGTCGAGCAGCGTATGGACAAGGCGATCGAGCGGTTCGTGACGGACTTCGCCTCGGGTGCGATCAGCCACGACGGCGACGAGCGCCTGACGTGGCACATGCGTAACGCGGTGATCGTGAAGGGTAAGCGGCGCCCGCACCGGCCGGGTGAGGACGAGTTGCTGCCCAGCCACTACCTGAAGTTGGCCAAGCGTGGCGACGGGCAACTGATCGACGGGGCGGTGGCGGCGGTGCTGGCCCGGGCTGCGCTGGGGCAGTCCGTCGAGGACGACATCTGGGGCGCACCGGCGGCCCCGTTCTTCGCCAGTTGGAGGTGAGCGCGGTGGCCGTGCTCGACGTTCTGGGTCGGGTGCCGACCGACCGCATCACCCGTGAGGCCCGTGAGGTCCGGTTCTGGCGCACCGTGCTGTCGCTGCTCGCCGGTGTGCTGTTCGGCGTCGGGTGGCTTACCGCGAAGGCGTTCGGGGTGCTGTGGCTGTCTCTGGCGTGGACCGTGACCGCGGTCAAGGTCGGCTGGCGGGAGGGCCGCAAGCCGGCCCGGACCGGCTGACCCTGACCGACCTGGCCCCGGCCGCGACTGAGATGGGGTGACCGTGGGCCTGCTCGAACGTATCGCCGATGCGCAGGGTCGCGGCGAGAAGCGGTTCTCGATCGACACGTGGCTGTCGGATTTCCTGCTGCCGGCCAACGAGTTCATGTTCAACGGGCAGGCGTACCCGTTCGGCCTGAACACGACCTACACCGCCGACCGGGCCAAGGAGATCAGCCATACGCTGCCGGGGTACCTGGCGGCGCTGCGGATGTGCCCGCCGGCGTTCGGCGCCGAGCTGATCCGGGCGACGGTGCTGTCGCAGGCGCGGTTCACGTTCCGCAACGCGGCCTGGTCGCCGCGGGCGGGGCGGATGTTCACCACGTCGGCGCTGGCGCCGCTGCAGCGCCCGTGGACGAATGCCACCACCGGCCAGATGGTCAACCTGATGGAGTGGCACGCGGGCCTTGCCGGCAACGCCTACGTGACCAACCGGACCCCGGGGCGGCTGCGGGTGCTGCGCCCCGACTGGGTTGTGATCATCTACGGGTCGCAGCAGCAGCCGGAGGACGCGGCGCACGCCCTCGACGGCGAGCTGATCGGGTACGGCTACTGCAACGGGGGGCTGGCGGCGGGCCGCTACCCGGTGGAGATCCTGCTTCCGGACGAGGTGGCGCACTGGTCGCCGCAGCCGGATCCGGAGTGCGCGGGCCTGGGCATGTCGTGGATCACTCCGGCTATCCGGGAGATCCAGGGCGACACCGCCGCCACCACTCATAAGCTGCGGTTCTTCGAGAACGGCGCGACGCCGAACATGGTGGTCAAGGGCCTGGCGGCGACGAGTAAGGAACAGTTCGACGAGTTCGTCGACATGATGGAGGCCCGCCACGCGGGTGTGCGCAACGCCTACCGGACGCTGTACCTGACCGCGGGCGCCGACGCCACGGTGGTGGGTGCGGACCTGCGGCAGATCGACTTCAAGGCGACACAGGGCGCGGGCGAGACCCGCATCTCGATCCTGTCCCGGGTGCATCCGGTGATTCTGGGCGCGTCGGAGGGCCTGGCCGGGTCGTCGCTGAACGCGGGGAACTTCGGCGCGGCGCGGCGGCTGTGGGCCGACACGTGGATCTACCCGACGCTGGCGGATCTGGCTGCGTGCCTGTCGCCGATGGTGCGGGTGCCGCCGGACGCGGAGTTGTGGACCACCACCGCGGACATGCCGATCCTGCGGGAGGACGCCAAGGACGCGGCCGAGATCGAGTCGACGAAGGCGTCGACGATCGTGGCGCTCGCGATGGGCGGTTTCACCCGCGAGTCGGCTATCGCCGCGGTGATGGCGCAGGACATGACCCTGCTCCAAGAGGACCCGAACTGGGTGTCGGTGCAGTTGCAGCCCGGTTCCGACGCGGGTGCCCCGGCGTTGCCGGCGGCACCGCCACGTATCCCGCCGACGGGAGGCAAGTGATGGCAGACGAGCGCGCCGCCATGTCCACCCAGGCGGTCAACGACCTGCCCGACGACGATTTCGCCTACATCGAGCCGGGTGGCAGCAAGGACTCGTCGGGCAAGACCACGCCCCGGTCGCTGCGGCACTTCCCGATCCACGACGCCGCGCACGTGCGCAACGCGCTGGCGCGGGCGCCGCAATCGCCGTTCGGCGACAAGGCCATGCCGAAAATCCGGGCCGCGGCCAAGAAGTTCGGTATCGACGTGGGGGCGAACAGCCGCGATCCGGATGGCGAGCGGGCGGTCCCGTTCGAGATGGAATCCGGTGGCGGCGACGGGCTGACCCTGGAGGGCTACGCTGCCGTCTTCAACGTCCGTGCGCGCATCGAGGACAACTACGGCGACTTCGACGAGGTGATCCTGCCCGGGGCGTTCGACGCGGCGTTGCGGGCCAAGACCCCCGTGCTGATGTTCGACCACGGCAAGCACCCGCTGATCGGCAGGATGCCGCTCGGCGTCATCACCGACACCTCGTCGGACTCCCGCGGCCTGCACATCCGCGCCCGGCTGTCCGACAACTGGCTCGTGCAGCCGGTCCGCGACGCCGTGCACGACCGTGCGGTCACGGGGATGTCGTTCCACTTCAACGCGTCCGGCGGCGACAAGTGGGAGCGCCGCGGCAGCGACGTCGACCTGCGCACGATCCACAACTTCGCGGCCGTCTACGAGCTCGGGCCGGTGGTTTTCCCGGCCTACGAGCCGACGACCGCGACAGTCCGCTCCCTGCTGGAGCGGATCCCTGATCTCCCTGGGCGACCGGACACGCGGAGTGCCGGTGGCAGGGATCTCGAAACACCCGAACGCCGGCCCGACCGGGACGGCGATTCCCTCCTGCTGAGAGGAATCATCAAGTGACCACCGAGAACGGGTTCGAGATCCTTCCCGAACTCCGCGGCAAGGACGTCACCGACCTCGGTGACGCCACCCCCGACGAACTGCGGGGCAAGAGCCCCGACGAACTGATCGCGTTCATCGAGGTCCTCGACGCGCACCTGCGCAGCCTGCACCAGGACGAGGACACCGGCGAACTGCGGGACAAGACCCCCGACGAGCAGAAGGCGTTCAAGTACGGCCTGGCGCTGCGGGACCGGGCTATGGCCCGCATCGAGGAGCACCGGGCGGTGCGCGAGGTGTTCAGCCGGCGCCCGAAGGCGGTCGAGGCCGCCTACATCAAGGTCGCCGCGGGTGACGACGCCTACGGCGACGTGCGGCGGCTCAACAACGCCGAGGCGCGCAACCGGGCGCTTCGGGTGCTCGACGACCGCAACGCCGCCGCGCACCTGCGTTCCGACGAGAAGGACCAGGTGGAGCGGCAGATCCGCACGTCGACCGACATCGCGCGGCGGATCCTGGTCACCGAGAACGACGCGTACCGCGAGGCGTGGATGAAGCTGGTCACCCAGCCCAACGCGGCCTCGTTCCTGTCCGAGGAGGAGCGGCAGGCGGTGCGCGCCTACAACGAGTACCGGGCCGCGTCGGAGGGCACCACCACCGCCGGCGGGTTCGGCATCCCGGTATTCATCGACCCCAGCATCATCATGACCGCGCAGGGGTCGGGCAACCCGTTCCTGTCGGTCGCCCGGCAGGTCGACGTCAACACCAACGCCTGGAAGGGCGTGTCGAGCGCGGGTGTCACCTGGTCGTTCGATCCGGAGGCGTCGGCGGTGTCCGACGACTCGCCGACGATCGCGCAGCCGATCGTGACGGTGTTCATGGCCCGCGGCTTCATCCCGTTCTCGATCGAGGTGGGGCAGGACTACCCGGGCTTTGCCTCCGAGATGCAGATGCTGCTCGCGGCAGGCTACGACGAGCTGCTGGTGGACAAGTTCACCCGCGGGTCGGGCACCGGCGAGCCCCGGGGCATCCTCACCCAACTGTCGGCGAACACCAACGTACGGGTGAAGGTGCAGACGAACCCGGGCATCACCGTCAACGACCCGTACAACGTGTGGCAGGCGGTGCCGCAGCGCAACCGCCGCAACGCCTCCTGGCTGATGAACGTCGCGGTCAACAACGCGATCCGGCAGCTGGGTGCGGCCAACGTGTACCACGCCTACACGGTGAACCTGCCGCAGGGCGCGGTGGAGGAGTTGTTCCAGCGGCCGGTGTACGAGTCCCCGTACATGCCGGTGACGACCACGGTCACCACCGCCACCGAGGGCTACGCCATCGTCGGCGACTTCTCCAACTACGTCATCGCCCGCCGGGGCGGCATGAGTGTCGAACTCATCCCGCAGATTTTCCAGCAGGCCACGGCCGGTTCGGCGTACGGGATGCCCACGGGTCAGCGGGGTTGGTTCGCCTACTCCCGCATCGGCGCGTCGAGCGCCAACGACCTCGGGTTCCGTCTGCTGGTTTCGAGCTGACGATGCCCCCGGCACGCAAGAAGGCGGCACCGGCCGCCGTGGCGGACGAGGTGCCCGTGGAATCCGCGGCGCCCCGCCCGTCGCCGGGCACATCCACCGACCCGGCGGTGCACCAGTTACTGGCGCACCGCCAGTCGGCGGAACTCAACGGCGACGACGCGGCGATGGCCGCTGTCGACGCGCAACTGGCCGATCTCGGCTACTGACAGGCGTGGAAGGCCCGCCGCCACACCGGCGGGCCTTCCGCCCAACCTTGTGTGGAAGGTGACTGCGATGGATGTCGTGTACGCGAAGGACACCGCCCAGATACCGACGGTCGAGTGCGGACTGGTGCTGGTGCGTGCCGGTGAGCACTGGCCGGCGTCGGACCCGGTGGTGAAGGCCGCTCCGACGCTGTTCTCCCCCGATCCGCGTTTCGGGCTGCGCTACTCGGCGGTTCCGGAGCCGGAGCCGTTGGAGCAGGCCACGGCGGCGCCCGGCGAGCGGCGCACGGTGCGCCGTGGGTGAGGCCGACACCAGGCCGGTGGTGCTGGCCTACGTGTGCGGCAACGAGGTTGCCTACTCGTGGCACCGCAGCATGGTGCAGCTCATCGCACTCGACTCGTCGCTGCACCGGCGGCTGTCGCCGGACCTGTCGCGGGTGCACGCGCTGCGCTACGGCACCGGCGGCCTGATCGAGGCCCGCAACCAGGCGGTGTACGACTTCCTGACCGAGTACCCGGACGTGGAGTGGCTGTTCTGGCTCGACACCGACATGGGGTTCGCCCCGGACGTGATCGAGGCCCTGATCGAGTCCGCCGACCCGCAGGAACGCCCGATCGTGGGCGCGCTGTGCTTCAGCCAGCAGGAGATCGAGTCCGACGGCATGGGCGGGCGGCGCACCCAGCCGACGCCGGTCGTCTACGACTGGATCACTGTCGACGGGCAGTCGGGTTACGCGGTGCGCTGGGACTATCCGCGCGACACGGTGACCCAGTGCCACGCCACCGGCTCGGCGTGTGTCCTGATCCACCGCAGCGTGTTCGAGCGGATCCGGGAGAAGTTCGGCCCGGTGTGGTACGACCGGGTCCCCAACCCGTCGACGGGGCAACTGTTCAGCGAGGACCTGTCGTTCTGCGTCCGTGCTGGCGCCCTGGACATCCCGGTGTTCGTCGACACGCGGGTGAAGACCACCCATCTCAAGCAGACGTGGGTGTCGCAGGACTCGTACATGCGTGAGCGGGTGGCACTGGCCCTGTTGGAGCGCGACCCGCAGGTGTCGGGCATGAAGCGGGTGGCGATGACCCCCGGGCAGGCGTGGACGTTCGACCTGCTGCCGCAGGCGCTGTCCGAGTTGGGTGTCGACGCGAAGTCGGTGCTGCACGTGGGTGCGCACCGGGGCGAGGAGATGCCGGTGTACGAGGCGTGCGGCTTCGGCGGGTTCACCCTCGTTGAGCCGGACCCGGAAAACGCGGCATACCTGCGGGCCAAGTGGCCGCAGGCGGCGGTGGTCGAGTGCGCGGTGGGTGGCGAGACGGGAACGGCCATCCTGCACCGGGCCGCCAACACCGTGTACTCGGGGCTCAAGCCCGACGCGGGGATGCCGACCCTCAGGTCGGTCGAGGTGGATGTGCGGCCGCTGCGCGACATCCAGGCCGACTATCCGGCCAATGTGCTGGTGGTCGACACGCAGGGTACCGAGGTCGAGGTGCTGGCGTCGGCGGACCTGTCCGGCGTGGACCTGGTGATCGTGGAGACGCAGGACCTGTCCCGGGCGATGTACGCGGCGTTCTGGCCGGACGTGGTGGAGGCGCTGGGCAAGGTCGGGTTCGCCCCGGCGATCCGGTGGGAGCACGAGCAGCACTTCGCCGACACCCTGTTCACCCGGTCGTCCGGTGCCTGACCTGCTGGTGATCGTTCCCACCCGGGGGCGTCCGCGGTCGGTTGCGGCGGTGGCCGAGGCGTGGGACTTCACCGGTGGCTGGGACGCGGCGGACCTGATGTTCGTCGCCGACATCGATGATCCGGCGCTCGAGGAGTACCGGGCCGAGGTGGGACGCACCCGGGCCCGGCTGGCGGCGCCCGACCCGTGGCGTCCGCTGGTACCGAAACTCAACGCTGCGGCGGTGGCCGAGGCGGGGCGGTACTTCGCGCTGGCGTTCGCGGGCGACGACCACCTGCCGCGCACCTTCGGCTGGGCGACCGGGATGCTCGCGGCCCTGCGGGAGCTGGGCACGGGTGTGGTCTACGGCGATGACCTGCTGCGGGGCGAGTCGCTGGCGTCGTCGTGGGCGATGACGTCGGACATCGTGGCGGCGTTGGGGCGGATGGTGCCGGCTCCGGTGGAGCACATGTTCTGCGACAACGCGGTGATGGAACTGGCACGGCGCGCAGGCTGCCTGCGTTATCTGCCGGACGTGGTGGTCGAGCACATGCATCCGCTGGCGGGCAAGGCCGAATGGGATCCGGGATACCACCGGGTCAACCAGGCGGCGCAGTACGAGCGCGACGGCGTGACCTGGGCGCGTTACGTCGGCGACGGTCTCGACGCCGACGCGCACACGGTGCGGCAGTTGCGGGCGACGCGGGTGTGAGGAGGCCGACGTGACGTTCCAGTACGCCTCGGCCGGTGACCTCGCGTCGTTCCTTCAGCGGGACGTGGACACATCGACGGCGAACCTGGCGCTGCAGACGGCGTCGCAGCTGTTCTCGACCCGGGCCAACACGGTGTGGGCGCCGACGACGGTCACCTACCAGACGCAGGCGCTGGGCTACCGGCAACTGTTCCTGCCGTTCCGCCCGGTGTCGGCGGTGTCTGCGGTGCGGATCGTGTCGGCGGTGGCGGGCACGCTGGTGGTCACCGACTACGCCCGGATCAAGAACGTGCTGTACCGGCTGATCGGCTTCGGGGTGCCGGGGGTGTTCCCGCCGGACATGGTCGAGGTTGATCTCACCTACGGCTTTCCGTCGGCGACCGACGACGTACGGGGCGCGGTGCTGGAAACGGCCGGTGCCGCCTACATGAACCCGGACGTGTCCACCGCCGCCGAGTCGATCGACGACTATTCGGTGAAGACGGCGCTGGGCATGGGCGGCATGTCGTTGACCCCGGCGGCGGTCGTGCTGGCCGACTACTACCGCGGCACGATCGCGGCCTGACATGACGCGCGTCACCGGCCCCGAGTCCGGCTCGCGGCTCGCCTACGGCATCCGCTCGGCGGGCGAGCTCGCCACGGCGGGGACGCTGACCGGGGTGGTGTACGCCGACGCCGGCGGGACGATCCTCGCGGACATCCTCACCACCGGCGGGGCGCCGATCTCCGGGTCCGTGGTGACGATCGGCACCGACAGCCAGATTCCGCTGTTCCAGTTCCCCGACGGGGTGGACACGGTCTACATCTCGGTCGCCGGTGGCCCGGTCACGCCGATCTACACCCGGGTCGTCGCGTCCGGCGGTGGCGGCGGTACCCCGTCGGGCACGGTGGTGACTGAGACCGCCTACGGGCAGGCGTCGAGCGCGGGTGCGGCGTCGGCGTACAGCCGGGGCGACCACACGCACGGGTCGCCGTCGCTGACCGCAAACGCGGCGGGCACGTCCGCCGTGGGGGACACGGCGGCGGTGGGCACGGGCACGGCACCGGCGCGTGACGACCACCGTCATGCCCGGGAAGCGTTCGGGTCGGTGACGGCGCAGACGTCCTACGGGGCGTCGTCGGCCAACGGCACCGCCGTGACCGTGTCGCATTCGGACCACGCGCACGGCACGCCGGCGCTGACCGTCAACAACCCCACGACCTCGGCTGTCGGCGACTCGCCGGCGGTGGGTTCCGGCACCGCGGCGGCGAAGGACGACCACAAGCACGGCCGGGAGTCCTTCGGCGGGGCGCCGGGCACGACGGAGGGCATCGGCCAGTCGAGTGCCGCCGGCGTGGCCACGACACCGAGCCGCTCGGACCACGTGCATCCGATGGCCGCCGCAGGTGCTCCGGTGGCGTCTGCTATCGGCGATACGCAGTCGACGGGCGTGGCTACGACGTTCGCCGCCTCGGATCATCGTCATGCCCGGGAGGCACTGGGCGGGGCACCGTCCAACTCTGCGGTAGGCGACAGCGCCGCAGCGGGGTCGGGCACGACGAACGCCCGGGTAGACCATGTTCACGGCCGGGAGGCGTTCGCCACGCCGGGCAGTTCGGCGGTGGGCGACTCCGCGTCGGCGGGTGCGGCGACCACGGTGTCCCGGTCGGACCACCGGCACGGCCGGGAGGCGTTCGCAACCCCGGTGCAGGTCGACGGCACTACCGCCGCTGGTGCGGCGACCACCGTGGCGCGCAGTGACCACCAGCACGGCCTCGACACGTTCATGCACCTCGACCACGGGGCACTCGCCTGGAACATGCCGCCCTACTACGCGCCCGGATCGACTGCCCTCGGTGCCCCGTTCGTTGCAGGCACGGTGTTCGTGGCGAAGATCCCGGTGCCGGCCGCGGTGACCGTGTCGTCGATCTGGATGCAGGTCAACACCGCCGGGGGCACCCTCACGTCCGGGCAGTGCTTCGCCGCGCTGTTCGACGGGTCGAAGAACCTGCTGCAGACCACCGCCGACCAGAGCGCAGCCTGGAACACCGGCGGCCCGAAGCAGATGGCGATCACCTCGCAGGCACTGTCGGCGGGGTTCTGCTACGTCGGTTGGTTCTGGAACGGCACCACCGTCCCCCGGTTCCTGGGCACCGTGTCCGGCCTGGGCACGCTGCTGAACTTCAACCTGTCGGCGGCGAACTCGATCTGGGCGTCGGCCGACACCGGCCGCACCACCACCATGCCGGCCACCCTCGGCGCGTTCACCAGCATTAACCAAGGCTTCTGGGTGGCGTTGTCCTGATGCCGGTACTCGCCGGATCGCTGCCCGGGCCCACCGAGTTGCGTCCCTTCTCGGGCACCACGGCACGCCCGTTCACGGGCGTCACCGCCCGGCCCGACACCGGCATCACCGCCCGTGCGTCGACCGGAACCACGGCACGCCCGTCGTCGGGCACCACCGCCCGTCCGGTACAGACGCTGCCGCCACCAACCGTGGACACCGTCTACGTGCAGTAGGAGGGTGTCATGTCCGCCACCTCGACGACCCTGCGCGGCCGTGCCGCCGCCGAGCGCCTGATGGTCGACACGGTCACCGTCACCCGCCGCACCCCGAACGCCACCCACTCCGACACCAACCCGGAGACAGGGGCGGTGTCGCCCGCCTACGCGACGATATACGTCGGCGCGGCGAAGGTGCAGTCGATGTCGCGGCAGACGGTGGCCCGGCCCGAGTCCGTCGGTGACGCCGAGCAGTTCCTCACCCACCGCGAGGTGCACCTGCCGCACAGCGCGACGGATGTGGCCGCAGACGACATCGTGACCGTCACCGCGTCGGTGCTCGACCCGGACCTGGTGGGCAAGGTGTTCCACGTCCGCAACGTGCTGGTGAAGTCGTACGGCACATCCCGGCGTCTCGGCGTGATCGAGGTGGGTTCCTGATGGCCGCGTCGGTGCGGGTCACCGGGCTGCGCGAGTTCGAGGCGGAACTGTCCGCCGCCGCGTCCCGGGCGCTGCCGGAGGTCGAGAAGGACGTCGGGATGGGCTGCAACAACATCAAGAAGGACTGGCGCAAACGCTGGTCCGGGATGCCCTACATCGCCCGCCTGCCCTACACCATCGGCTACGACGTGGTCACCCTGCCCGGCAAGGTCGTCGGCGACGTCGGGCCCGACCACTCTAAGTCCCGGCTGCAGGGCCCGCTGGCGAACATCATCGAGTTCGGGTCGCCCACATCAGCGCCGATCCCCGGCGGGCAGCCGGCGCTGGACACCGAGGCGCCGAAGTTCGAGGCGGCGCTGGCTGCCCTGACGGTGAAGTTGCTGCCGTGACCGACGGGCTCGACCAGGCGATCATCGACGCCGGCCTGGCGCTGCTGCGCGCCGACGCGATCACCCCGGCGCTGGTCATCTTCGACGGGCAGCCGACCAACCCGACACCGGCACCGCCCTATGTGGTGGTGTGGTCGACCGTCGACTGGCCCGCCGACGACCCCGCTCACGACGCCCTGGACAACCGCAGCGAGCACGCGGTGGCGCGGTGGTTCGTGCACATCGTGGCCGAGAACCTGCGCCAGTGGCGGGCCATCGCCCAGCGGGTCCGCACGCAGCTGCTCAACGCCCGCCCGGCGGTGGCCGGGATGGCGCCGGGGCTGATCCGCATGGAGGACGGCTCGCCGCCGCCGACCGCCGACGAGTCGCTGGGATCGCCGTACATCTCCGGCGTGCACGTGTTCCGCCTGACCTGCGACACCTGACACCGCCAGTCCGGCGGACCTTCACCCTGCTCGAGGAGGACGCCGCCATGGCGCTGCTCACTGCAACACGGCCGACCGACCCCGGCGTCACCTGGACACCGGCCGCGGTGTCGGCATCCGACACCATCCAGGCGTCCGACCTCGGTTCCCGGGGGGCGTTCCTGGTCGTCATCAATGGCGGTGCGTCCCCGGACACGGTGGGCATCGTCGACGCCGGCTCGACACCGGCCGGGCACACCGGCGTCAACGGCGGCGGGTCGGTCACCAACGCCACCACGAAAGCGTTCTACGTCGACCCGGCGACGGCGAGCCCGTCGACCGGCCTGACCACCATCACGCACTCGTTCACGACGTCCGTGACGTACGTGCTGCTGCCGCTCGGGTGATGGCCGTGGCTGACGAGTTCGTGTGGCTGGTCAATCCCGACATCGGCATCCCGTGGCAGTGCCCGCAGGCGGCGGTCGGCATGTGGACCGCGCGCGGCTGGGAGCCGTGCGACGCCCCGGCCGAGGTCGACGTCTACCACGACCCGGCGCCCGAGCCGGAACCCGAACCCCCGGCGTCGCCGGACAAGCCCAAGTCGAAGCGCGCCACCGCGGCCGCCCTGACCGGAGAAGGAGCTGAGTAGCCATGGCCGACATTCCCAGCGATGGCAATACCAGGGTGGCGTTCGTGTCGGCCATCGCCAACATCGCGTCGCCGACCACGAGCGAACTCAACGCCGGGATCCTGCTGCAGTCGCTGATCACCGCCGACGGCCTGGAGGGCTTCGAGGCGTCGACCAGCGACGTGGACAACACGGCGCTCAACAGCACGTTCGACACCAAGACCATCGGCCGGGACCAGTACTCCGGCACGATGCTGCGGCTCAAGAAGCAGAGCAGCGGCGACACCGCGTTCACCACGCTGGTGCGCGGCACCGCCGGCTACATCGTGATCCGCCGCGACATCGCCGAGACGACGGCGTGGACGTCGACCCAGGCGGTGGAGGTGTATCCGATCACCTGCGGGCAGCGGCGCCGGCTCAAGCCGGAGGGCAACACGCTGACCCGGTGGGAAGTGGACACGAAGATCACGTCGGCGCCGTCGCTGACCGCCACGATCGCCTGACCGATGCCAGCCGGCGGGTAGCTGACCCCGCCCGCCGGCTGCCACACCCCGGGGTCAGTCAAGGGGTTAGGCCATGGAAGATGTACTGCCCGGCGACGAGCCGGCCGGCGTCGACATCGACGCCCTCATCGACGCCGCGCAGCCAGCACAGCGATCTATCGCGCTGTGCCTGCGCGGCGATCTCGTGTCCCGGTTCGAGGAACTGGAACGCCGCCTTGAGGACGCCCAGCGCGACGACCGGGGCGACTCGCTCGCGTCCGGCAGCACCGCGACGGCCATCATCGCCGAGCAGGACGACCTGCGCGAGCGGATGCGTTCATCCACGGTCACGGTCGTGTTGCGGGCGATGCCCCGCAAGGAGTTCCGCAAGCTGGTCGACGCGCATCCGCCGAAGGTGGACGAGGACGGGAAGATCGACCCGGATGACGCCCGGGCGGGTGTCAACACCGACACGATCTGGGATCCGCTGATCCGCGCCTGCTGGTCGACGCCGGTCATCAGCAAGGCGCGTATGACGCTGCTGCTCGACGAGAAGCTGACCAACCGCCAGTACGAGCAGTTGGCGCTGCTGGCGATGAACGTCAACCAGGACGACGTCGACGTCCCTTTCTCGTTCGCCGCCTCAAGGCTTCGCCGCAGCAACTCGCCCGAGTAAAGGCGGCCCGGGCGCTGGGCGTCTCCCCGGCGCGGTTCGACGGCTGGGAACCCGCCACGCTCTACACCTACGACGACGACCGGCTCGTGTCGTCGACGCCGGAGCCGGAGTGGACGCCGCAGCAGCAGGGCTGGATTCTGGCGCTCGCTGAGTACGAGCGGCAGCACTGCGAGTCCTGCGGTCACGACCTCGAGGAGTCGCTGTCCACGGAGGCGGAGGACTGGACGGTTCCGCCGCCGCTGCGCTGCGCCGTATGCACCCGGGTGGCGATGGAGCAGGACCAGCGGGCCAGGGAGAACGAGAAACGACCGGGCGGCGGCTACATGCACGCCCTGCGCTACCGGGTAGAACGCCGACCGCGACGGAGGTGACCCGTGGCCGCCGTGCGCACCGTCAAGGTCACCCTCGAGGCCAATACCACCGGATTCGTCGCCGGGATGGCCACCGCCCGCAAGTCGCTGGGCGAGTTCGGCGCCGAGATGGACGTGCTGGCGGTCAAGCACTCCGGGTCGTTCTCGAAGCTGACCAACGTCGCCGCCGGTGTCGGCGTGGCGCTGGTGGGGGCGTTCGCCCTCGCCGAGCGGGCCGCGTACGGCTTCGACAAGCAGATGTCGGCCGTCGACAGCGTGCTCGACCACTCGAACATGACCGCCAAGCAGTCCGCGGCCCAGTTGACGGCGCTGCGCGAGGCGGCGATCCAGGCCGGTCGCGACACCGCCTTCACCGCCACCCAGGCGGCGCAGGCCGAGGAGGAGTTGGCCAAGGCGGGCATCTCCGCCGCCGACATCCTCGGCGGGGCGCTCAAGGGCGCGCTGACCCTCGCCGCCGCCGGCGACATCGATCTGGCGCAGGCCGCGACCATCGCCGCCCAGGCGATGACGGAGTTCCAACTGGCGGGCAAGGACGTCGGCAGCATCGCCGACACTCTGGTGGCCGGCGCAAACGCCTCGGTGACGAGCGTGTCGGCACTGGGCGAGTCGCTCGACCAGGTGGGATCGGTCGCACACCAGGTGCATTTCAGCCTGAACGAGACCGTCGGGGTGCTGTCCGCGTTCGCGCAGATGGGCCTAGTCGGCGAAGAGGGTGGCACCGCTTTTAAGACGATGTTGCTCAAACTGGAGAACCCGACGCAGAAGTCTGCGGCGCTGATGAAGGAACTCGGCATCAACGTCTACGACTCGTCGGGCCAGTTCGTGTCGGCGGCGAAACTCGCCGGCATCCTGCAGACGTCACTGGCCGGGTTGACCGAGGCGCAGCGCAACCAGGCGCTGGGCGAGATATTCGGCACCCGGGCGGTGCGCGGCGCGATCGACCTGTACCGGCTTGGTGCCGACGGTGTGCAGCAGTGGACCGATGTGGTGTCGAAGTCGGGCGCCGCGTCGGAGGCGGCCCGGACCCGGCTGGACAACCTCGCCGGCGACGTGCACAAGCTGCTCGGGTCGCTGCAGGCGCTGGCGATCGAGGGCACGTCGGGTGCCAACGCCGGGCTGCGGGGGCTGGCGCAGGGTGCCGAGGCGACGGTCAACGCCTTCTCGAAGCTGCCCGGCTGGATTCAGCAGACGGTCACCGACCTCACCGCCGTGAGCGGGCTGGGGCTGCTCGCCGCCGCCGGGTTCCTCAAGGTGAAGGGCGCCGTCCAGCAGGTCAACGCCGCGATGGCCGAGTCGGGGCCGGTGGGTGCCCGCTTCTCCAAGTTCCTCGGCGGGGCGGCGAAGTTCACCGCCATCGGCACCGCCGTGCTGGTCGGTACCGGGTTCGCCGTCGAGGGGCTTAACGCCCTGGCGAAGTGGGCGGACCAGAAGGAGAAGGGCACCCAGTACAAGGTCGACGACCTCAACAAGTCACTGATGGCCCTCGCGGAGACGGGGCAGGCCACTGGTGCCCTGCTGAAGATCGCCGGTGGTGACCTGAATTCCTGGGGTCAGCGGGTGGCGAACCTGCCGCTGGTAGGTGCCAATACCGCCCAGGCTAAGACGATCAAGGAATTCAACAACGACGTGGGGCAGATGGACGCCCAACTCGCCGCGATGGTGCAGAGCGGTCACGCGCTCGAGGCGGCCAAGGACGTCGACCTGCTACGCGACGCGGCGCTCAACGCCGGCGCCCCGTGGTTCGACATCACCACCGCGTTCCCGCAGTACACGAAGGCGACCCAGGATGCCGCCGCTGCGTCGGCGGGGACCGCTAAGGGCTTCGCCGATGTCACCACGCAGGTATCGCTGATGAACGGAACCCTGCAGGACGCGATTGACAAACTGTCCACCATCGACGCCGTGTTCAAGTCGCTCAACGGCGCGCAGACCGATGTCGAGTCGGCCAACATCGCCTTCCAGCAGTCCCTCGACGGCCTCGACAAGGCGCTCAAGACCAACAAGCATTCGCTGGACATCCACAATCAGGCCGGTCGCGACGACATGACCGCGATCCTCGACATCATCGACAAGGCGGAGAAGGCGACGCAGGCCGAGTACACCTTGAGCGGGTCGGTGGACAAGGCGAGCGCGGTGTGGAACACCAACATGGGCGTCCTGCGCCAGCACCTGTCCGCGCTGGGGCTGACGAAGAAGCAGATCGACGACCTGCTGACCCTGTATGCGAAGATGCCCCCGTTGGTGTCGACGCCTGTCTACACCCCGGGCCTTGACGGCGCGCTGGTGAAGATGGGCCAGCTCTACGACTGGACCCGCAAGGTCAACGGCAAGACGGTGACAATCCGCATCGCCTACAACCAGGGGTCCTACACGATCCTGGGCACCGGGCAGAAGTTCAACCGCTGGGGCGGCCTGTACGAGCACGCCGACGTGGGGCTGCTGCGCGACGCGCACATCGCCCGGGCGATGCCCCGCGGTGCCCGCTACGCCTACGCCGAGCCGCGGACCGGCGGCGAGGCATTCGTGCCCAAGCACGGCGACTACGGCCGCAGCATGGCGATCCTGTCGGCCGCCGCCGGCTGGTACAACGCCGCCGTCGTGCCGGGCGGGCGCGGCGGCAGTAGGCAGATGGTGCTGCACGTCGAGGCGCAACCGGGCGCGGCGCGGGCGCTGGTCGGGCAACTCAAGTTCACCATCTCCGAGATGGGCGGCGTGACCAAGGCGCTCGGGCCGTGACGTTCACCCCGCCCAACCCGAACCGGCCGCTGCGGTGGGTCGTGGAGATGGCGTTCGGCTACAACCTCGCCTCGGATCCGGCGACCTACGTGTGGACCGACGTGTCAACCTATGTCCGCGGCCAGGTGACGATCACCAAGGGCAAGGACTACCAGCCGGGGCAGGTCGTCACCGCGCAGCCGTGCCAGGTCGCCTTCACCCTCGACAACAACAAGGGCTGCTTCACCCCCGAGAACCCGCTGTCGCCGTTCTACCCGAACGTCGTCATCGGCACGCCGGTGCGGGTGAGCGTGACGTGGCAGAACGCGGTCGCCACCTACGAACGGGCCACCGCGTTCGTCACCGGCTGGCCGATCCAGCCCAACGTCGGCACGGTCGACGTCGTTTCGCCGATCGTGGCGGCGGGCCGGCTGCGGTGGCTGAGCCGGCCCGGCAAGCCGATCCAGTCGGCGCTGCGCCGTGCCATCCCCACCACCGGCCCGCTGGCGTACTGGCCGATGGAGGACGGCACCAGCGCCACCTCGTGCGCGTCCGCCGTGGCCGGCGTGGCGCCGCTGAAGGTGATCTCGACGCAGGACTTCTCCGGCAACACCATCGGCGACGCGCGGGTGGGGTTCGCCGGAGGCGGACGACCGGGCGGATCGGCCGACCTGCCGGACTTCAGCAACAACGGGTCGATGTCGGCGGCGGTGCCGGCGAGTTCGGCCACGTCGTGGCGGGTCGAGTTCGCGTGCAAAATGTCATCGTTCGGTGTCGCGCCCGCCGAGTACACCGCCCTCGTGCACATCCACACCGCCGGCGACGTCGGGTTCTGGGAGGTGCTGGGCACCGACCGGGGCGACGGCGGCCTGTACGTGGACTATGTCGACACCTCCGGCAACTTCGGCGCGATCGTGTCGTCGAACGTCACCGTCGACGACGCCGAATGGCACTGGGTGACGTTCGACGCGGCCAAGTCCGGGTCCAACATCGCGGTAACCGCCCACCTCGACGGCGTGCAGGTGATCAGCCACACGTACAGCAGCCTCGCGTTCGGGCGGATCACGAAGATCACCATCAACCCGATGTACTTCTACAGCGTCCGGTCGCTGCAGTCGTTCGGCCAGTTGGCGGTGTGGGCGCCGTGGTCGGCGTCGCTGAACACCTACACCGCCTCGACCGGCTACTCCGGCGAGGCGGCGACCGACCGGGTCACCCGCGTCTGCGCGCAGTTGGGCATCCCGGCCGTGGTGACCGGCACGACCCCGCCGGCCGCCCCGCCGCAGCCGGTGGGGCCCGAGCCGGTCGACATCGCGGGCGCCGTGCTGTCGGCGGTTGAGCAGGTCGACTGCGGGTTCCTGCACGACGGCGGGCCGGTGGGCAAACTCGCCTACGTTGCCGGCGCCGTGCGCTACAACGCGGCGGCGGCGTTCACGCTGGACTACAAGCGGGGCCACATCGGCGACGGCCTGTCCGGCGGGACATCCGACACGCAGGTCGCCAACGACTGGACGGTGTCCACCGCGGACGGCTCGCCGGCCGAGCGGGCCGACGCCGAGTCGGTGGCGAGGGTGGGCGAGTTCGACCAGTCGGCGTCGGCGACAGTGGTCGACGTCGACCAGGCGCAGCAGCTCGCCGGATGGAAATCGCACCTGGGGGCTTACCTCGGGCCACTGTTCCCATCGACGCAGGTCGACCTGCGTCGCAGCCCCGAGCTCGCCGAGGCGATGACGAACCTGACGCTGCCGGCGCACATCGGCCTGACGAATCTGCCGACGCCCTGGTATCCGCCGATCGACCTCGACCAGTTCGCCGAGGGCTACACCGAGGTCGGCGATGCCGTCACCTGGCAGGTCGTCTTCAACACGTCGCCGTTCGCGCCCTATCAGGTGTTCGTCCTCAACGACCCGGTGTTGGGCAAGCTCGACTTGGAGCAGACGACGCTGCACACCGGCGTGTCGACGGTCGTGGCCGGCACGGTCGAGTCCTGGTCGGTCGACACCGTCGTCGGGCTGCTGTCCACGGCTGGCGGCGACTACCCGGTGGACTGGGTGTGCGACGGGGAGCGGGTCACGGTCACCGCCGTGTCGGGCGGCTCGTCGCCGCAGACAGCGACGGTGAGACGGGGCGTCAACGGCATCACCCGCGCCCATTCGGCGGGCGCTGTCATCCGGCTATGGGTCCGCCCGGTGCTCGGGCTGTGAGGAGTTGACGTGGGCCTGTATACGCCGGTCGCCGGGCAGACGCTTACCGGGTCGTTCCTGAACAACGCATTTCTCAACGTCACGCCGCAGACCGTCACCAAGGGTGGCGACACGTCCCGCTCGTCCACAACGACCCTCACCAACGACCCCGACCTGGCGTTCACCGCCATCGCCAACATCAACTACTACGTGTTCGTGGGCCTGTACTACGACGCCGGCGCGGGGCTCATAAAGTTCGACCTGAGCCTGCCCGCGGGCGCATCCCGCAACCAGCTGCCCGGCGGCCTCGACACGTCGGTGACCGCATCCGGGTCGGGCATCGTGCGGCTTACCCGCAACGCACAGAACCTCGGCTCCGCCGGCGCCGGCACAACCGTCGGCGCCATCTACACGGCGCAGGTCACCATGTCCAGCACGGCGGGGGCGGTGACGTTCCAGTGGGCACAGAACTCGTCGTCGGGCACGGCCACGATCGTCAAGGCCGGATCGTGGCTGGTAGCCATCCCGCAGCCGCAGTAGGGGGCGCCATGGACCTGACCTGGCACAAGGCGTGTGAGTCGTCGGCGTGTGCGGAGGTGGCGTTCACCTCCCGGGTGGTGCTGCTGCGCTCGACCCGGCGGCGTGCGGTGGCGGTGGCGCTGACCTACGACGAGTGGAAGCACCTGGTGACCGCAGTGCGCCGCGGCGAGTTCGACCGGGCGGCGCCGTGACTCTCCACTTCCACGACGTGTCCCACTACCAGGGCGGTGGCCGGTGACCATCTTCGGCTGGGACTCATCCCACTACGACGGTCACCTCACCCGCGCCATCCTTCAGCGCGCCCGCGACGAGGGCATCGTGTTCTGGTCGCACAAGCTCGGCCAGGGCTCCACGAACACCGACCCGCTCGCGGCCGAGGCGTTCGCCAACGCGCAGGGCCTGTTCCGGGTGATCGGCGGCTACTACTGGATCGAGCACGGCGCCGACATGGTCGCCGAGGCGAAACGCTGTATCAGCCTTGCGGACCAGGTGGCGCCGTACTGGCGCGGCTTCGGCGGCTGGGTCTGGCAGATCGACGCCGAACGCGACTCCAACGGGCTACCCACCAAGGGTGAGATCGACACCTTCGGCAGCTACCTGCAGGACCAGACGAACAAGTTCGTCTTCGCGTACGCGTCGGCTGGCATGTACGGCGACACCCTGTCTGGGCTGCCGTTCGCGTTGTGGAACGCCCACTACGGATCCAACCCGGTCGGCGGCTTCAAGACCATATACCCGGGTGACCACTCGGCCGGCTGGGACGCCTACAGCGGCCAGACGCCGAAGCTGTTGCAGTACGGATCCAACGCCACCATCGCTGGGCTGACCACCTGCGACGCGGACGCGTTCCGGGGCACGATCGATGACCTGCTCGCACTCGTCACCGGCCAGTCCGGGTCCGGGGATGTACCACCATCAGGAGGAGACGTGGCACTCGACGACGCCGACAAGGCGTGGATGACGAAGACCATCAACGACGCGGTGGCGACGGTGGCCAGGCAGGTGTGGGGCTGGGATCCCAATGTGGCCGGGCAGGCCGGTCTCGGCACCCCGGCGTGGCGGTCCGACGCTGCGACCAAC